TGCTCTACTAATCCTTTCAAATCTTCTTTTGTTATTTTTTCACTCATCATCATTCATAAATAATTTAGCTGCGTCTTCATCTTTCTCGTCTTGTGTCTTTTCCTTTTCTATAGATCCAGCTTCACTCTTTCCAGCTGCCATAGCTTTTGCTCTTAAATTTTCTCCTCTTAGAAGTTCTTTTTCTAACTTATCGTTTAGTGCTTTCTTCTTCGTGTATTCTTCCTCGACGGGATTAGGGTCATTATCAGATCCACTATCCGACTCAGTATCTTCCTTATTAGGTTCTTTTGTTTGTTCTTCATTTGTCATGCTTATATATATATATTATTCTTTATAAACTTATGCTTCTTCCTTTAATCTTAATTGTAGTAGCTCCTCTGCTTCATCATATTTCTTATCTCTTATTAATTGGAAGTATTGATAGTCTAAATTTTGTTCTTCTAATTTTCTTTGTGTTGAGGCTTCATCACTTTCTCTACGCTCTTGGGCGAATTCAGTTTCTCCTCCAGTTTGTGATCTTTCTATTTCTTTTAGTGCTGCTTCTCTAAATGATTTAGCGCTTACTATTGCAGCTCCGATATTATTGGCTACTCCATTTAATATATTTGCTACAGGTATTGCCATCAAAACTTTTTCCCAAACATCCATATCTAGCATATCATTTTGTATTTCTACTAATCTTAAAACTTCTTCTTCATCTCCATTTTTTGCAGCTTGAAACATTGCGATCCCTATTTTATCTGAGGCTTCGGCTAGTTCAAAATAGGCGAAGGGATAAGTTCCTATTGCTCCCCCTACTGCTAGTAGAACTTTGGGGTTCATTCCATATTTTAATAAAAGTGATTTTGTTAAGGCTACAGATTTTGTATTTGCTATGAAATTACTTGCTGCGTCTCCTACTATTGGAGTAAAAGCTTTACCTACATTTGATCCGCTTAGTGAGGCTTGTTGAGTATTTGCTGCGCTTATTGCTCCCTGTGTTGCTTCTCCTACTGGTGTTGCTCCCTTTGCTAATCCTATTCGATTTATTTGATTTGCTACTTGTCCAATTCCTTCTCCACTTCCTATTCCACTAATTAGAGCTTTTGCTGCTGCGCTTCCTCCTAGAGGGACTGTTCCCGCTTTAACATCTGGAAGTTGTTTTCCTGTTAAGAAGCCAGTTAATCCTCCAACTCCTCCAAATATTTCTCCTTCTCCCCCTAGAAATGGGGTCTTCTTCTCTGGTTCGTTTAAAACTATAGACTCTTTTTCTTTTGTTGGTTCTGGTGCTTTGTATAGATTTTCTTTCTTATATACTTCCCCAGTATCTGCGAAGGTTTTAGCTCCTGTTTTATCTATATGAACTTGTCTACTTACTCCTTCTTGTGGTTCGGGGGATTTTCTCGCTTTCTTCTTTCTTGTCATTGTTGTTTTTTCTTTAGGAGCTACATAGTCTTTCTTTTTCTTTTGCTCTTTTGTTGCGTTTAAATAAATTGTTCCAGCCATTAGAATTTCTCCCTTATTGCTTTAGTTAATTCATTGATTGCGCTTGTTACACTTTTCTGCCAGTTCCTTTTTTCTATAAACAGCGACGCTGTCCATAATCCTAATATCCCATAATTAGTTAAATAAGCTATGTCCATTATTGTCCACTCCCCGCTGTTGTTTCATTTGGTTGTGTGCTTTCATCCCCATCTTTTGCTTTATCACTAAGCAATTCATTTTCTAAACTTGCTGGGAATTCTAGTTCTATTACTAGATTTAGTTGAGATAAACATTGTTCTTCTATGAAAAGTTGTTCTTCTTCTATATTCTGTTGAAATGCTAGATAGGCTATCTTTGCGCTTGCTTCTGTGAATTCTCCAGATCCCCCTAGTATAATCTGTGGGACTCCTATCGCTTCATAAAAAAAGTCTCCCTGTTGGTCTATCCATGATTTAGGGTCTAGTGTTGCGTTAGAAGCTACAGCCATTAGTTCTGGGACTATTACATCTTTAGGGACGTAGATATTCTCATTGTCTGCGTATGCTGTGTCCATCTTTTTCTTATAGGCTGCTATTTCTGTGTCATCATCAGTATCTAAATGAAATATCATTCTAGGATATACGTTTCTGTGCATGACTATTTTATAATCTGCTATTGCTTCATTCCTAGCGAGGATTATATTTTCTACTGGGTCGATTACTGAACACCCATGTATTTGATCTGCTACTCTGTTACGGGACATGTGGAATATTTCTTCTGGTTTGAATGGCGTTTCTTTTCCCTTAGTTTCTAGTAATTTATAATTTGTTACTATTCCTTCCCTATTTGTTATTATCTTCATTTTTCCGGGATTTAGGGGTTTTAGATTGATTAGGTTTTTTTCATCATCCCTTATAATCTCTGCGAAGGAGTCTCCCCCTATGTAATATGTTCGGATCATATTTTCTAAGATTGTGTTAAAAGTATCAATTCCCATCCCTTTTAGAGTATCTAATAACATTTCGCTCTGGGCTTCTGCTTTAAATCCTTTCCCTACAGTCCATGTTGCTTTTGCGTTGATTGCTGCGTTTATCTCTGGGATGTGTGTAAAGTAGCCAAATTGTTGTTGCCAATTAGTATTTGTATACTCTGTCTCTTTTTGATCGCTTGTAGAGTCTGTGTCTTCAGTAGCTACTGAATAGTCCTCCATTTCATTCTCTAAATCACTTACTAAGCTCGCGTCTATTTTCATATCTCCCATTATATATCTAGCATTATCCTTAAATCTTTAATTCCTATTTGCTCTTGATCTAGCCCTACTGCGAAGCCTTCTTCAATCATTTGCTCTCCTACATCAAAACCCTTACTTCTCACTTTTCCTAGTAATCTCCCCCATTTTCCTACACGGTTCATTTTGTCGATTATAATTTCAACCATTGTCCCCTCAATTAGTTTCTTTAACCTGTTTCTGCTTCTTATTCCTCCTTCCTCGTTGAGTTCTGCTGCCATTAAGTTGCTCATTCTTATTGGAAAAGAGAAGTCTCTAAAGTCTACACTTACTCGGATAGTATCTCCATCATGGACATTTTCTACTCTTGCGTCGAAGTCTTCTGTTATTTGCTGGTGTGGACTATCGAAGTAATACATATTCATCTGATTGTTAGTCAGTTCTGGGTATCTTTTAAAGTCGTGCATTTTATTTTATCCTAATTATAAATTTATATCTTGGAGTGTATGTTATAGTTGCCCCATAAATTATTTGTTCTTGTGCAATATCTGATAGGCTGAAAAAATAAGAGTGAGTTTCATTTACAATAGTTGCCGTAGAGATTGTTGTGTCTGCTGAGTTTATATTCGCAGTCGCCAAAGTATCTCCCACCCCTGTTCCAGCATGGGTTTTTCTCATTAATTTCCAAACATCTGCTGCAGCAGATCCAAAAACTGTTGCGGAAGTTACAACTGCTCCAACTGGTAATGAGACTGGAGCGGACATTGTTGCGTTGTTGCTAGTGTTCATACCTATTAGACCTCTTTCCGCTGTGCTATTTGTTTCTTTTGTGGAATCATTCGATTTGAAATTTAACCCTACACAACTCCAATAATTTGTGTTCAAGTCTGATAGTGTTGCTCCATTATAAACACTTAATGGGTCGTTTACAGTCGAGCCATCGCAATATAAGAATCCATCGGGAAGATTTGTATATGTACTATCAAATTCAATAATTCCTCCTATTGCAATATCTCCTGCGCTTCTACTTTCCTTTTCTACTAAAGTTACGCCAGATAATAATGTGTCTGCCATTATGTCATAAACGTTACTGCGTCCTGTGATTTAAGTAAACCAATACATTGAACGAATCTAGCCCAACATGTATTCATAATGTTCTCTTGTTCTCTCTGAGATCCATAACCAGAGGAGTCATATATAGCCCCATAGAAGCCTACGAAGTTAGAAACAGTTTCAGATAATAAGTATTTTGTTCCTACATTTAGGGCTATGAATGCTGCTGCGTCTGCTGCGAAAACCTTACGACATAAGACATTTATAAAACTCTCACATTGTAAACATAACTCGTTTATTCTATCCTCACTAACATTTGTAGAGTCATAACCATTACCCATCTTGAAAATACATTCTTCGGAGGTTGCATATATTCCTGTGTGCGCCATATTATTTACAAAAAGGCATAATAGATAAACCTTTCGTTTTTACTAACCATGCGGCTCTAATCAATCCTTCAGTTATATGGGAGTATCTGCCAAATATTTTAATGTTTCTAGTCTCTTTATCGACTTCGAATTGTATAGATAATAGGCTTCTTCTTAGTTCCTCAGCGTCTGGGAGTTGTATTAAACCCTGTTCCATCATTATTTTTAGATTTCCATAGAGATCCTCTTTTAGTAGTCTTTTTGTCTTTCCATCGTGATTTATGGATCTTGTCGCGTTATTCAATCCTATTGTTTTTCTCTTTAATTTGTTATGAGTTAGGAGATAATCGAGAATTGGGGTTCCTAGTCCCCCATCATCTACACCTATCTTTTTGTAGTTGAATTTTTCATTTAATTCTAATATCTCGTTTACCGTTTCCCATGCCTTCACTCTTTCGGTAGTTTTGAAGTCGATTACTTCGGATTTATTTTCTTTCCAGTTGTTTATAGTTATAAAAGCGTTTTGGTCTCCGCCATAACCTGCGAAGTCTACACCTAAATAATTTCTCCCCCCCAAGAATTGTATGGGAGATTTAGGGGGGAGAGTGCATTCATCTATAAGTTCTCTACTAAAGAATTGTTGTAGTGAGTCGAGGAATTCTGCTTCATATTCTTGACAATATTGTAGTTTTGTCATCCTCTTTTTTTCTTGTGATAGGAATTCTTCGGTTATTCTAGGGCAGTCTTTAGACATTATATGGATATGGTGGAAGTCTTCGGACTTGAAACAATCATAAAAAAAACCCTCATTACCTCTCGGAGTAGACAATAAGTGCAGAGTGCCGCCAGTAGTAGCCAGCATAGGTCGAACAGCCACAAATACAGCGTCTGGGATATAGTGCGCCTCGTCAGCCACAAGTTTATTGACAGTAAACCCACGTAAACCATAGCCAGTTGCTCCAGCAGGCTCTGCCAATACTTTCGACCCATTAGACAACTCTATTTTGTGGAATGTCGGTCTTTTTCTAACATTCTTGGGAGCAAGAGCGACAATGTGTGATTTAACTTTTTCGAGTAGTTCGATAGATTGTCTATCAACTGAGGCGATGATAAGTGTTGTAGTCTTTTTGTTGAGTAATGCGTAGAGCGCCACTCGTAAACTCTCTGCGAAAGACTTCCCAGACTGTCTTCCAGCTCGGACAACTGTATTTCCCTCGTGCGATATATATTCTTTTTGCCATTCATCTAGTTTAATCTCCAATTTTCGTTCTACAAAGTCTATGACATTCGGGGCATTCCATAAGTTCTCCACCTTTTCTGAAGTCATGGATGATTTCATCGATTTCTCTAAAGAGTCTAAGTCCTTCATGGATAGATTGGGAATAGGAGTCGAGCTTTTCCCTTTCTTCTTTGAGTTCTTTTTCATTCATTCTAATTCAGCTTTTTGTATTTTAAAAACTAAGTGATCGATTTCCTTTATTAATCCTGTATCAATCATAAATCTTAGTGTTTCGGTTATAAGTTTTTCAGAAGTTCCTATATTAATCATAATCTTAAATCGGATCTTGTCCATATGTATCTTCTGCCCTACTAATGGCTTAAGTAAATTAACCATCTTATTATATCGTGTTCGTCCATCCATGCTTATATATATATATTGTTCTTTATAAATCTTTCGTTAAATGAATAGAAGTTTTTTTAATTTTCTACCTATCCCTTTGTTGTTTGGGTGAAAAGGGATAAGAATAACACCCTTCTGTCTAAGCGTAGCTTTCTATTGGTTATTGTGGTGAGCGGAATTTGGCTTGGCTTAGCCCTTTAGTATTCTAGGGAAAATACTCTATATATAACCTCAACAGAGTTGTTTATTTTACTAAACAGCGAGGGAGTCTATACAACACATAGTTTTCGTATTCCTTACTTGGTTATTCGTCTCGGAAGTGACACTCCTTAATTATTTCTAATTAACGATTTATTAAAAGACAATTAGTATTTAAGTTTTACTTGAAATGAAGGTCGGCTAACCTACGTTTCCTATGGAACTATTTATAATATTTTCTCTTGAGTCCTGCAACGAAAAATACAAGACGAAACCAATAACCGCTAACAACAACTAATAACAACCCAAATTAAGGCGAGCGGGGAGGGGCGGGCGGGAGCGAGCAGCCTGGCTGAGGTAGCCCACAGCCAGCAAAGAGCTGAGGCAACCCACAGCTCGCATAGACTAGCTGGCTGGCAGAGGCATCCCACTGCCAGCCCTATTGGCTAGCCCTGCTGGCTAGCCTAAATAGCTAGCTTGAGGTAGCCCACAAGCTAGCCTAAGCCCTATATAGCTCGCTAAGCCACACAGAGCCATGCTAAGAAAGAAATCATAGATTTCTAAGGTAAGCTAGCTATATAAGTCTTTACGCGAGCTTAGATAACTGGCGGAGGGTAAGACTTTGCTTACCCGTAGCTAGTGATAGCATAAAAAAAAGGCTAACAGGGCGATTAAGCCCCATTAACCCTTAAATTCCAATAACACCACTTTCTCCACAAATACACTAAGTTCAGCCACTCTTGACAACTACTCATGCTTTTTTACATTTATAGCTATACTAACTATAACATCACTCATATATTCATTTATATCTTCTGTTACAGCTGCTTTTAATCCTTCAGTCAAAAACTCAATCCTTTTAGCCAATTCATCTCTATCCATATTTATTTATTACAACCTCCATTGCGCAGCAAGAAGGGAGGTTGGGAACAGCTTATTGTAAGCAGGGGGCGGAG